CAACGGTCGGGTTGTTGAAGTCCTGGAGCTTATCGGAGCTGAAGGCCGTCTCTCCCATCGCAATGACCTGGCCGACCACCGTCCCATACTCTTGATCTGATTGTGATTTCTCAGTTATCACAATGTCGCCGTACTGGTTCTTGGGCTTGAGTGGTTCGAGCAACACCTTCCAGCGCAGGGGCTGGGGCACCGCGACCTTCATCTCCTTATCGGGCGACTCGAATGCCACGGGCGAACCTTCCATCAGTGCGTCTCCCCGTCAGGGGTCTGGGGCATCTGGCCCAGCTGGTCGTTGGGACCGTCGTCGAGGTCGCCTCGCTTCATCAGCTCATAGGCTTGAGTCGAGAGCATATTGATACCCTTGGCGATGCCCGTTTGATGTTTGTAGTCCTCCATTGATCCACACACATTGTTGACCAGCTTGCCTGCAATCTCACCCTGCATGCGCGCTGCTATTTCCGTCAGGTCCTTCACGAACTGCTGAACCGATGTTGCCATTCTTAGTAACTCCTGCCAGTGCACCGAGCAGTGCTTTGTATGTCATATCCAGCTCCGTAGCGGAGCGGGCGAATTTGCGTGGGGATATACCCTTGATGCCTCGCTTGCGCAAGAACTCACGGGCGGCTCGGACCTCAGCCGGTTTCATCGCCACTATTTCTTTCCTCCATCCTTGGCCAGTCGCAGTTGCCGCGCATGGCGGACATCTTCGACATGGGTCTCCTCGTGGCGAGCTTCATCCGTGACCATCGCTATGAGGTCCCGATCAGACTGCAGATCGACCTCCTCGTCCTTCCGTTGCTGCTCCGCCTCAAACGCGGTCTTCTTGCGTTTCTCGTCCGCCTCGAACTCCTCCTGATCGCGACGCATCTTGGCCTGGTGCTCATCCTCCCCCTCAGCTGGCTTGCTGGGCGGCATGAGCTTCTCGATCTGTATCTGCGCGGCCATCGCACTGATCGCCTGTTCGACCTCGACCGGCAGCTCCTCCTCCTGGGTGTCCTCCATGAAGAACGGCGGCGGCAGCTCGCCACCCATCTGCACGTTCATCTGGTTGTAATACTTGAGCGCGTAGTGCTCGGCCAGGTGAGCCTGCATGGCAGGGCCAACCACCGGCATCGCGTCATCGTTCATCTCACCCAGGAACGCCATGTGCACTTGGATGTGCGCGTCATGGTCCTGCTCGACGAATGCCTTGGTGCCCTGGCCAGTGAGCATGCCCATGTTCTCGGCGATGGCATCCTGACGTCGGGTCGCCTTCAGCCCACTCAGCAGCTCCTCATAGTCGGGGACCTTGATCGCCTTGAGGAAGCGCTCCAGGGTCTTGTCCAGATTGAACCTGTCGGGGAAGCGCTCAGCCAGCTCCATCATGGCCTGGGCTTGGGCGATCCGCTGGGTCGAGCTGAAGATGTTCGGGTCGCTGACCGGGATCACATCCACGCGCCCGTCGTAGTCCGACTTCAGCACCAGCATGTCCTGGCCTTCGATCTCGTACGGGTACTCGTCGTCGAGGAACTCGAAGTTCAGCTCGGCGCGCAAACTGAACTCCTCAGCCTGGGAAGTGTGCAGTCGGCGATGCACGCCCGAGAACACCTTCGACCCCTGCTCGATCAGCGCGATGGTGGTCCCCACCGGGCCTGTGTTTGGAGCGTCGCCAGTCATCTCCTCCGTGATGGAGGCGAAGCGTCGACCGACATCGGTCAGCTCCTTGAACAGTTGCGCCAGCGCCGGAGACGGCTCCTTGAACGGTGGCGTGTAGAACGCAGACTTCAGCTCCTCCGAGGACATCTTCACCTGCTTCCATACGCCAGGAGCCAGGTGAGCGTCCTCAGGGGGCAGCTTGGCCTCGTCGCTCATGAACCCACCCTGGAGGTTCGCGAACGCGGCAGAGTCCAGCAGGGCGCGTATGGTGCCCGTACAAGCCTCGGCCACGGAACCGATCAGGTGTAGGAGGCCGAATCCGTAGAAGCCGAGACCCGGCAGGTACTTGTAGTGGGTGAACCACATCCGCTTCTCAAACAGGTCATCACCCTCACGCCAGTTGCGCCGGATCGAGAGCAGGGTCTGATCAGTCTTGTTGACCGTGACGATGTATGGCAGCGGGACACCGATCTTCTTGGCCAGCCCTTCCAGCTTGACCTGATCGATCTCCAGCTCAAGGTCGCAGTGCATCTCGTAGATTTCGTAGACGAAGTCCTGCTCGTGCATCGACATCTGACGGTCGTCCGCCTCGTCGCGCATCTCCTGGGCCATCTCCATCGACTCGGTGTCGGTCGGCGTGCCAGGCTGGCTCAGGGTCACCTCGCGATAGAACCCACTCGACATCAGCCGCTTCAGGTCATGGTCCGTCCGGTAGAGTCGGTGGGTGTAGCGTGGTGCCGTGCGCAGGTCCGTGGCGATGTAGGGAACGATGAAGTCACCCGCATGCACCAGGCGCGAGACCACCATGTCACTCAGCGGATCGTAGTAGGTCTTCTTGAACGCTGAGCCTCCGACCGGGAGCCAGAACAGCATCTGGTCGGTGTTCCAGAAGTAGGCCCGATCCTGATCGAGCATCTGGTAGTTCATGTGCGCTTTGACACGCTCCGCCTGGTCCTCCTTCTCCTTGGTGCGCTCACCGATCAGCTTGGTCTTGGCAGGGCCCTCAGACGGGAACACCTCCTCGATGGCCCGTGCCTGGAACTGCACACACGCCTCACCGATCAACGGGTAGGTGACCGCTGACGCACCCTCGAAGGGCAAGTCGTCCAGTGGTGTGTTGCGCAGGCCCAGCAGCTCCATCGCCTGGTCAATCCGCCGCTGCCAGTCAGCACGGGATTCAAGGTCGGCCTTGACCTGATCCTCGATGGTCGACACCAACGTCGTACACTCGCCAAGACTCAGCTCATCCGCCAGATTGGCCATGTGTCCATCTGAGTCCGATCTGGAGGTACGCTCCATGCCGGGGTTGAAGGTGACAGACGCCGAGTTACCCCGTCGCTGAACCCTGGCACCCCCGACCATCTCATCGATGTCACCCTGCCCTTCCACGGGCATCTCGGGCGTGCGTATCGAGAGCGCCGTTGCTTGGCGATCCCTCGTGTCTTTCTGGTATCTATCTTCTTGTCGGTCTGCCATGTCTCACCCGTAAATTGGTTTCTTTCGGCCCACTGCCATCCGCATCAGGTTCACTTCCTCGTCATCGTTCTCATCGAGGTATTCGGCATTCCAGCGACGGCGCATCCAGAGCGCGGCCATCGTCACCGTGTCCACGAGATCGTCATGCTCCCCAGTGGGGAACTCAGCGCATTGGTCCCTGACTTCCTTGGACCATTTGCGGTCGACATACCACACACAGCCCCGTTCAAGCACGAGTGAGGCGGCGTGTGCACGCGCGTACTTGGAGTCCGTCACCTTCACCTTGGTGATGGGCAAGCCCGAGCGACGTAGTTCCTGCGCCAGCGAATGACCGCTGGCCTTCTTCTCAATCAGTATCCGGTCAGGCTTCCACTTCTCCGCTGACTCAAGGGCGAGCCTGCGCAGATCAGGGAACTCCAGCTGCTCGTTCATCCGCTCCAACAACATGATGCAGCTGCGCGGTTGGTTGTCGAAACGCAGCTGCCAGGGCAGGTCCGGGTGGGCCTGCTCGTGCCACTCGAACACACCCCAGGTGGTGCGAGCGCTGTAGTCGGCCTCCTCATCCTCCTCGAACGCGGTGTCGTACACCTGAATGATCGAATCGAACGGCGGCATCTCCTCGTCTTCCCACAGCCGCCAGTGACGCAGCTTCAGGATGTTGCCGCCCTCAGCGGACGGGTTCTGTTGAATCTGGGCCTCGAAGGCGCGCTCGGTCAGCTGGCGCTGCAGCTTCTCCATGGCGTTGTTATCGAACCGATCCGGGGCCAGCAGCTCGTCTTCCTTACTGCGCCAGTCCTCCCAGATCAGCTCACCCTCAACCAGGGGCTCCTTGAATCGCTTGAGCTTGGCCGGGGGCTGTTTCTTCGGGTTGTGCAGGTGCCCGTTACGTAACGCATGAGTCTTGCACTTGGTCTTGGGTCGGTAGTAGCCAGGGAGGTTCAGATGAATCCAGTCACCCGTACCCAAGGCATGGCCTGGCAGGTCCGCATGGTGGCCGCGCTGGGCGATGATGACCCGGCCCAGGCGCTTCGGGTTGTTGCCCCGAGTGGACATCACGTTGTCCCACCAGTCGAGCACCCCAGACCTGATCTTGTCGGAGTTGATCTCCTTCATGTTATGGGCGTCATCCACCACGATCTTGTCGCCGCCCTCGCCCGTGGCCTGCCCACCTACAGCGGTGGCGAGCCGGTAGCCGTTGTGGTTGTTGTCGAAGCGCTTCTTCTGGTTCAGGTCACCCGAGAGGTGGAACACATGTCCGTAGCGCTCCCGGTACCAGGGAGACTGGATCAGGCGACGGCACTTGACCGAGTCGCGGATGGTCAGGTCCAAGGCATACGTGGTGAACAGCCACTGGTTGGAAGGGTTCCAGGTCCACTCCCAGGCAGGCCACATCACCGCACAGATGGTCGACTTCGAGTGCCGGGGTGGGATGTTGATCACGAGGTCGTCGATGTCTCCGAGCGACACGAACGTCAGGTGATCGCAGATCGCATCGATGTGCGGCCCACCCACAAACTCAGCACCCGGCTCCACCACGTGCCAGGCTTGCGTAACGAACTGGCGCATCTCACGCCGGGCATGTTCTGCCTCCAGCATGGTCCACGAGCGCTGCAACGCTTGCGCGGTTTCGTTCAGCTCACTCAAGGAGACGCTCCCTGAAACGCCATGTAGAGCACCCCGAAGATTGCGGGTCCGATCCAGTAGAGGATGACCCCGATAGCACTCATCCAGGCCAGCATCTTCCAGAGTTCGTTCTTACGTTCTTTCATCACTTGAGCCCCAAGAATTTCACTACGCTCAGCAGCTTCTTCCCGACCCACTCACCGAACGACCCTGCCAACACATGATCCGCCAGCAGCTCATCCCAGATCAAACCTGGGTCATTGGTCACGACGATCAGACCCGCCGAGTTGTTGGCGATCAGCTGCACGGTGTTCTGCACCAGAATGCCCGCCTCGACGTCGAAGATGTTGTTGTTCGACCCGGTCAGGCGCACTGAATACGCCCCATCTTCGTACTCCACTGAATAGGGTGCGAGCATCTCGATGAACCGGGCGTAGGTGACGCCCACAATCGTGACCTCGGAGTTGTGGAGGTGCGTCTGGGGCTGGACAATGCCCAACTCGCTGTCCTCGAAATCGATCAGTTCCAGGCGGAACGCCTCGGTGTCGTGCTCATACAAGGTGCCCGTGATCAGGGTCAGATCAGCCTGGGGGACTGAGATGACGGAGGTCGCTGGGTCGACGCTGATGCTCATGCTGTGGGTCCGGTGCCTCGTAGTTTCTGTAGGGCCAGGGTGTTGTTGTCCTGAATGTTCTTGACGATTCTAAGGAAGTTGGCGATGTTGTTATCGATGGTCGTGATGCGCCTGTCCATAATCACGAACTGCCGGTTCCATTCCTCGATGGTGGCGCGCATGGCCTCCGCGTTCTTTTGGATCGCCCCCCGGTGGTCGCGCTCCTCCAGCTTCTCCAGGCGCGCTACCACGTCGATCTCAAACTCGCGGTGTCTGTCTGCTTCTTCACTCATCGGACACCAACGCCACTGTTCGATTCAGCCCCGCTGAAGTAATCGTCACCGCACCATCCTCTGAAGGCTTCTTGAAGGGTGTCACAGTGCCTTGCCGCACGGTCAGCAGACAATCCAGACCGGACGGATCGAACGCTGTTTCGTAATTGAAAGCGGTGTCTTCAAGGATGCCCGAAGAATTGGTCAGGCCGGTGAGGATCACGTCACCCGTGGTGATCGTGCCCACCGTTTCATCGGCCACCAAGCGAACCCGTGCATTCTCAATGTCCGTGCCGCCAATGTCGGTCACATGAATGGAAACCGTGACAGCCTGCACGATGTTGACTTGGCCGTTGCCAGTGCCGGGTTCAGTCGTACTCAGGGATGAACCGTTGCTGCCGTTGATCGTCAGCGTGTTGCCCGCACTGTCGTTGAATATGTTGCCGGTCACAGTGACGTTGCTAAATGCCAGTGTGGAGTTTGCGCCGGTAGCGATTCGCAGATCGCCGTTGATGGTTACGCCAGTCAGGTTCATCGCCGCAAAGATTGAGATCGTGCCAGTCAGGATCAGATCGTCGCCAATGGTGGCGCTGTTGAGGAACTGAATGTTGTCAGCCTTGACCCCCTGGAAGGTCGAACCGGGATCGAACGCTGCGGCACAGTCCACCGTCAGCAGATCGGTGCCGGTGTTGACCGCGAACACCGCCGCCGCACCGCTATCAATGTCCAAGTCCGTGCCAACCGCAACCGCAGCAAGGTTGCCTTCGGCAGCAATCAGCTTGGTTTGAATCGTCGGATACTGGGTGTTCGCATCAGTCAACATCTTCCAATCCGCTGCCCGGTCATAGAGCCGGTCAGTGATGTCGATGTCGGTATAACCGGCGACCGTCGCCTGAACCGATTGCGTGATGCCAAGATCGGCGGCCTGGACGAGTGTGCCACCGAATATCAAATCTTCAGCGGTGCCAGATAAAACAGGCGTAGTCGATTCGTCAATGTCAGCGATAACCGGATCGAAGCCAAACAT